CCCAGCTACGGCGCTTTCTAAGGGAGCTGCGCTCCTTGCGCCACTGACTGGTCCAATGCAACCTTTTCTGACTGCAACGTCAGGTGCTCTAGGAGCATTGGCGAGTCTCGCCAAGACACAAGGCTATTGTAAGCCTGTTGTCACAAAGAATCCAGATCAATATCGACCGACCCCTACTGGATCTTTGGCTCTTACCAATGTTCCGGAGCCCATTGCAAAGCTCACAGTTGACGATAAGCAAGAGTTGACTATTGATCCCGGAATTTCGGGTATCGGGAGAGAAGACCAAATGGAAATCTCTTCTATTGCCCGCCGGGAATCATTGTTGACTACGTTTACTTGGCCAATTGGAGCGCCTCCAGAGACAATGCTTTGGAATTGTGCAGTTCAACCACAGCTCTTCGCACAATCGGGTAATGCCCCGAATGTTGCGTATCACTTGACCGCACTAGCTTATGCTGCGCTGCCCTTCAAGTTTTGGACTGGCACAATTAACTTTCGTTTCCAAATGGTAGCATCCAGCTTCCACAAGGGACGACTAAAGGTTGTCTATGATCCGGATTACCTCGATCCGATCCCGGAGTATAACGTCAACTATTTGGAAGTAGTTGATTTGGCAGAGAAGTCTGACTTTACTGTGTCTATCTCTAATACACAGGATGTCACTCTACTGCGGCAGTACACTGCTGGCGTCTATGACGCCAGTGATGTATGGGGCCCAGTAGGCTTCCCATCAAAACCAAGAGGGAACGGAGTTGTCGGTGTTTACGTAGTGAACGAATTGACGACTCCGAATTCGACAGTGGACAATGACATTGGAGTTAATGTTTACGTGTCTGCGGGAGAAGATTTCGAAGTATTTGTACCAGATGAAGATTTTGGTGCATTCGAGTTCAAGCCCCGTACCGGCCCATCAGTGCAGGAAGCCTCCGTAGAGGAGGAACCCCGCCTGGTGGACGAGACTGCCAGAATTACTGGTTTTGAGAAACAGAGTGGTGTAGACGACACCTCTCCTGATGCTATTGAAACAGAGGAACTAGATAAGCCCGTCGACCAAGAGTCGAGCACTTTGGCTCTTCAACCCGTCTCTATGAACTTAACAAATCTAGTTTACACTGGTGAGGCTATCAGGAATTTCCGCACAATTGCTAAGAGGTATAATCTCCATACCTCAGTCGGTCTAAGGAATGCGACCGCACAGTCTACGTATGGCTCC